TAAATAACAATCTTGATTTCCCTTCTTTATCAATCTGAAGATATTCTCTTACCATATTGATCCCTTCATTTACTCCTAGATGCTTAGGAGCAGGTAATGTTCTTATATTACACTCTCTTCCTAATGTTAGACGACCGTCTTTAGATTCTGGATCTGCTACATACCAATGAATTTCTTCATTATGTAACTTGTTGATTCTGTTAATTTCTCTTCCTGATTCTATCGTTGTATGATTCACCCAATAGAGTTCTCTGTATACAATCAGAGTAGTATCAGAAGAGTAATAACCTGCAGGAGCCTCAGCAACCCACAAAGCACAAAACGGATGAGAGGAACCAAAGTCAATAGATATATATCTTCTCCAGTGATCCGGAATTTCTTCTATATCTATCAGATGGGTATCTTTTGAGAACTCAGGATAAACTAGACCGGATTGACTTGAGAACTCACCAAACAATCTAGATCTTTGAGATGCTTCTGTAAGGTGTGATACTGTTCTACGCATCTTAAAGGAAGATACATAAGGATTATCCAGACCCGATATTTTGACAACCTCAAAACCCTTTGCAGGATTCTCAACAAATCTTTCGAACATCCAAGATAAACCTTTGAGAGGAGTAGCTGTTATTATGACTTTTCCTTTGAGATCTACTGTTCTAAGAAGGCATTCATGAAATATACCCTCATCATTAGGCTCTTCATCGATCCAACACAACGATATACTAGATCCTTGGAAGGCATCTCTACCACTGTCACAAGATTTATTTACTATTCTTCCACCATTGGGAAGGATTGCAACGGCTTGATCTTGTGCGTTCCAACGTGTTTTCTTTGTTCCTATAGGTAGATATTTATCTAACTTTGGTCTAAGGTATTCCAGACCATCCTTGTAACTCAGAGAAGCACACCAAACAGTAGAAGGATTCTCAGGAACTAGATCAAGAGGTAGGTTATTGAGTTGTAACCAATCTCTGACATATTGTTCTTTTGAACCACTTGCAAAGGCTACAGACAAACATGCTCCTACTTCTGTTTTTCCTGCTCTGTTTCCTCCTGATATCAAAGTACTCTCAGAACCCAAAGAGAGAAGGCTATGCTGTTGTGAGGTTCTCTTCTCTGTAATATCGCAATGATCACACCTATACAGATCTCCTTTGATTCTTTTCATAGGACGACCGCAACCCCTTTCACGTTCTCCTGCTATTCCTGTGTAGTTGTGGCAATGAGGAACCCAAAGAAGAGAAACAGAAAGAGGATAGTTCTTTGCATACTCAATCAGTTGTTGCTTCTTTCTCAAGTTGTCTTCTAATTTTTTCCTGCTCATGTTTATATACTTTGTGATCCTTCATAAGTTGCTCGTGACACTCTGCTAGTAATGATGTATATTCCTGACCAATATGAAGATGCAGATCATAGAGAAGTTGAGATAATACTGGTGATTTTGGGAAGTTCTTACCCTGACACCATCTTAATAACTCTCTAGATTTCCATTCAAACCTTTGACAGAAGTGCGTTTTCGATCCTATCTTCCTATTCAACCATTTACCGAAATGAACATTCTTTATACTGGCATTCATTCTCTACTCCTCATCTAGATCTATCACAGGTCTAGCAATCAACTCTTTGATCTCTTCATCAGAACTTTGTAATTCCTTCATTAACTGCACCACTGATAACTGTCTATTATCTACATTTACCTCTACAATCTGCTCAGGTTGTTTTTGATACTCCTTGTGTACTCTTTCGAGAAGCCAAGCGGCCGCAGTCCATTGTTTTTCTTCTTTGGCGGCCTTCTGAATCAGTGCAAGATTTGCAAGTGCATGATTTGACTTTGCTTTTTTTACTCTTCTATTCAGATCTGCATAGATAGAATCCAGTTCATCAAATCGATCCTTCTCTCCTCTTTGCATCCAAGTATTGTAGGAGGATTGAGAGACTGAAGCATGATGACATGCTAGTTTTGGAGACATACCCAGAGAATAAGCCTTTTCAAGCATTTGAATAACAATCTCATTCAATTTTGACGGTCTACCTACTTTCGACATTTGACACCTCAAAGATAACAGCTTCTACTTTGATTATATCATGACCTGTTGCATGTTTGATTCTCTGTAGTGCAATATCACAATACTCTGGATTCATCTCTGTACCAATAAACTTAAAGCCTTCCATAGATGCAGAAACGCCAGTAGTTCCAGAGCCTAGAAAGGTATCTAAGACTATTCCTCCTTTTGGTGTGAGAAGACGACATAACCATGCCATGAGTTTGGTAGGTTTTACTGTAGGATGAAAGTTTTTTACAGGTGCATGTTCTCTTGGTTTTCCTTCATGATTTGCCAAACAAAATTCTCCTCTATTTTTACTCTGTAGATCATCTAGTCCTGTTTCACGTTCTGATCTTGAAGGTTTTGCACATTGATAAATATTTGCAGGAAAACGACCTCCTTCAGGTGCTTTAACAAAATAATCATCTGCTTTTTCTTTTGGCAATTTTGGATCAACATATACACTAGAAAAACCATTGTGATCTTTCAATTCCTCTTGACTTCCCACCCAACAAGGATCACCATATCCAAATCTACAAGCATCTATATTTATCGCACCTGTTCCCCACTTCAAAACATTCTCTGATACATTCAAACCCTTCTCTATCGGCTTTCTGCAAAGGATTGCTGGCTCGCAGGCGGGCTTCAAGGCAGTACCCCATCCTGACCAATATTGTGCTTCTTCTGTAGCTGGTTTTGTTATGTCAAAAGATTTGTTTTTATGATACTCAATAAGATCAGCATCACGTTCTCCACATGCAACAGTTCCTCCCAAAGAAGATTTTTTTGATCCAAGTACTTCTCTTTCTGCTTCGACCCTTTTTATTTCTTCATCATATCTATCATCAAGATCAATTATCTCTTTCATCTTTTCCCAATGTTCTAATGTTGGATATTCAGGCTGTGATCTTCCTACCCAATGACCAACCATGCCATTAGTACCACAATGACGATCTATATCTTTCTGTGTTAGATTTGCTTTCTTTATTGCTGATCTAAGATATTCTCTAAAATCATCATCAGGCTTTGATGATCTACCATTCATCTTATCTATCTGCTTTGATATATCCATGCTCTTCGGAAAGCCCGAAAAGTACAACCAGTTGATTTGATCCCTAATCTCGAATTTTTCATCCTCCAAAGCACAAACCATTCTATGAATTGCCCTTGTAGCACCAAAAGCAACAATATGACCGCCCGGTTTTAATACTCTGAAACATTCTCTAGCCCATTCTTCAGTAGGTACAGAATGGTCCCAATCCTTACCCATAAACCCGATCCCATAAGGAGGATCACAAACAATACTATCTATTGAGTTATCAGGAAAACTACGCAATATTTCAACACAATCACCACAAAGCACATATTGATCCCCTACAGCATAGATACCGCTTTCTTCTGCTATTTTCACCCGTTCAAGGTCTAGATTATCTGCATCTTCATAATCAGTATCATAAACAGCATTATCAGATTCTGGAGGTAGTTCTGTATCTATGTTTTCGAGAAGTGAATCTAGTTCATCTTGAGAGAATCCAATATCATCTAGATCATTTTCAGGAAGAGCAGAGAGAATATCTTTGAGCATGTCCTCATTCCAATCAGATATCTCTCCTAACTTGTTATCTGCTATTGCTAGAAGTTCAGCCTCTGTTCTCGATAGTTTCATATATCTAACAGGCACAGTTTGAAGACCCAAAGATCTTGCAGCTGCAATTCTAGTATGACCGGCAATCACCATTGAATCTTCTTCTCGTGCTATTACAGGAGAAGCAAATCCAAATCTTTCTATTGACCTTGCAACCTTTGAAACTGCTTCTGTGTTGATCCTTGGATTATGTTCCCATTCAACCAGTGAATCAATATCTACATATTCTCCTATGCTCTCTTTTTTCTTCTTTGCCATAAAGAACTCCCTATAAAAAAAGACTAGTATAGACTAGCCTTTTATACAGAGATTGACAATATATTGTTATGCTATTTCTTTCATTACGTCTTCCATATAAAACACAAGACCCTGCATTAATACCTCTTTAAGATTTTCTTTCGGGTGCAAATTACAATATGTTTTGCAGACCAAAGGAAGATTTTTGATATTCTTTACTCTGTTCCATTTGTTGTTATTCTCCCAAACATAAACAGTAGTTCTAGACGTCTTTAGCAATTTAGAGGTTTCCTGTCTTCCTACCTTGCAGATAATACCTCTAATTAATTTAGATATGTATAGATTGAGTTTCATTCTATTCTCCTTTGATTGTATTGTTTATATGGTTTCTTTTACTCTTGTATCTTTCAATAAGTGCGAATATATGCTTGCAAGGGACTTGTTTTCCTTTAAGATTATGACTCCAATCAGGACAGCTACATTTGATCTCAGTCTGCATTCTGTGTTTGTAGGTTCTGAAAGTGATCTTCTGTTTCCATCTGCTTTTAGTCTGTCCAAAGATAAAAGGATCACGAGGTTCTAGAAACATATAGCATTCTTCAAATGTTACTTTTTTACTTTTGACATATCGAGAGAACTGTTTTCTTTTATGTTGTTCTACAATTTGATCTACATAGTCATTGAGACTTTGGATGATTTCATGCTTATTCATTGTTTGCTCCCAGAATAAAAAGAGAAGAGATAAGAAAAAGAGAGAAGAGAAAAGTGTATATTTCTGTTCTGTATTTTATACATTCATATGCAAATTCGATTAGAATATTGTTCATTTTGAAACTCCT